CGCTGTATAAGATTTCTCCTGTACGGGCATCAACGCCACGTGCCTTCTTCACGCGGTTGGCGTGAGTGTGGCCATGGATGTTAACGCCAAAACGGCCTAAGCTGTCGCTGTGTACAGGGATATGGCTTAAGATCATTCCGTTCATAACGTGGTATGCTCGTAATTCTCTAAAGTACTGCCTGTACTCATCATCACGGAAGATGTCGTGGTTACCGCGGATTAAGACCTTGTCGCCGTTTAAACGGGCTAATGTCTTTAAACTCTTGCGGTTGATAACAACGTCACCTAAGTGGTAGACTTTGTCTGTAGGCTTGACTCTTTCGTTCCAAGCCTTAACCATAGCTTCGTCCATTTCCTCAGGACTATCCCATGGGCGTAACTTTGTAACACCGTCGTTACGTGTGAAGCGGCAGACACCGGTATGTCCGAAATGCGTGTCGCTAACTAAAAATACACTAGGCATCTTGCCCTCCTTTCTTAATATGTTTCTTTAACAATGTCAAACTCTTCAGCGGGCCACTTGGCCTTAAACTCATCTGATTTGACATATTCATTGTATGCTTTAGCTTCAAAGAATACTTTTTTAAATACACTCATATGCTTGCCCTTAGGCAAAATTGTGAGATAGATTGATTTTGCTTTGCCAGCCATTGCGGTGTCCTTTATTCAATTGCTTTTCTAAAAACTATTTCTTGTTTGGCAAAAGCATCTTGTTCCCAAGGCTGATCCAAATATTTTGTTCGTTTGGTGTAGCGTTTGCCGCACCAATAATTTACACCATTCTTTACTTTAAGAAAGCCTTTGGCAAATTGGCGCACATGGACCATCTCGTGAGCCAGTGTAACTCCGATTGATTTAATGGACATTGAGGGTTTGATAACTACCACATAGCTATCCAAAATGTCCACAGGAACAGTATAACCCATTCCTTCGCAATCTTGTTCTAATCGAATAACTAGTGACTTCCTAGTTCTAGTCAAGCCCAATTGCTCAACCATAGAAGGAAGAATAGCTTCGATAAACTTTTTCTTCGTTTTACTACGTGCTTCTACAAGATAATCCATGCTCGCTCCTTGTTAGTGTAAGTGTATTATAACACAGAACAACAGGTCAGTCAACCGATCTAAAAGTTCTCCAGTCGTCCAAATTAGGCTTTTCATCAGCATCGTATGTCCAACCCAAAGCCTTCATCATGCGATGCTTAACCAAAAGATTCGGACTACGGAATCTGCCCGTATCTTCAAAACCCAACATGACACCGACCTCGCAGACCGCACCCGAACGACAGATGCCCGCATAGCAATGAACGACAACGTTCATACGGTTAGCCAAAGCGTGTTGTAACAAACGAACTAATTCGTTAGCTTGCTCTTGGCTACAACGCATTGCTTCGTCTAGAGCGAAATCCTTTTCTTCGATATCCAAAAATTCAAAGTTATGTTGTTCTTTGAACTTGTGGGCAGGAGTAGGTCGCCAACTTGCAGGATCAACAATGCTAATCAGCATTGAATTCTCTCCGGCATCGTGATGAAACCTTTTTGGGATGTCATCTGCGGCTACGTTTTCAATCCATGGCATAATTGCCTCCTAAGTTTCTAAGTCGATATGTCGACCCTTGTCCGATTCTAAACGAGTATTCCTAGCTACTCGTTCTGCTACAATTTGATCAAAGTTTCGTTTTTCGATAACTTTGCGATAGTCTTCTTCTCGCTTACGTTGAATATTGACTTGTTCTAAATTATATTCTCGAATACGAAGTTGTTCTGTTCTTGAAATATTCATACTCTTTCTTTCTTTACACGGCCGATTCGGCTTGCTTTGTTCCAATCGTAGGCAATGCCATCTGGGCACTTGCCATCTACTACACTGTCTACACCGAAGCGACCGACTACTTCAAAGTTGTCGCCTTTGATTGTTACAAAGGTGCCCACTGTCTTAGCGAAAGCCATTGCTTCGTTCAAAGTTATGAATCTATCCAATTCAGTGTCATTACATATTACTTTATACATTCTTTGTTCTGTCTTCAAAATTCTCATCATTACATAAAGGATCGCATATTAGCATCATAGCGCCTTCTAAGTAAGTACGATGAACTGCTTTGTCACATTCAAAATACTCAATAGTCCATGATTTAGGATCCCACCAATTTTCTTCTCGAGTTGCTTTCCAACCTTTACCGTGACTTGTGCCTTCTTTCAAAATAGCATAAGCCTTATTGTGGTGATGTTCAAAACGAGCACGGATTCCAGATCCGCCGCCACCTTGTCCAACATAGATACAAACATCACCTTGCCAAATACTATACAATCCATTGCTTTTTGGCAAGGACTTAAACTCATTAAATGAGTGGGTTTGGATAGTTGGACTGATACCGCAACGTTCAAAATCTGATTGTAGTTTTACTAGTTTCATAATAATATTATAACACCATTTGGCTATAAAGTCAATAGCCAAATGTGTTGTATTTTAGCAACAGTTATCGGACAGTGCCTGCGTATTCGGCACGTACATACCAATCAGGTGCTTCTTTCAAATTGTTGTGTTCGGTATTATAGTCTATGGCACGTTGACGAGCTTCTGCTTCGTTGTCATAGTACTCGGTATCCCAGTGCTTCTGTCCCCAACCGCGCTCGTATTCAGTGAATACAACTTTGAAAAGGTTGTTAGTGGGTGCGTTAACTCTTGCCATTTTGTACCACCTTTCTATTTACTGTACTTACAGTATAGCGCCAAATTTTGGTTAAGTCAACCTAAAAAAATAGGACCCGAAGGTCCTATTCAAAACTTACGTTTTTCAGATATCGTAACGTGAATTCATTACTGTCTTCAACATGATACCTTCTGGAGTGAATTGGTCCATATCCGCTGACAACAAGGCTGTCATGATGCTTGGACTAAATCCGCTAACTAGAGCGGCTCCAGTCTTGTCTGCCTTAACTGGAACGTTATCACTTGCGTTTAGGTTCCAGAAAACAATTTGTGGCATGCTGTAGCCGGCGGCTTCGAACTTGCGTTCGATCATTTCCATTGCGCTATCGTCGTAACGGGCGCATTGGTTGAACTGCATGTCTGACAAGATTAGCAACATGGCTGGCATGTCGCTAGCTGGTACTGAACCCTTAACCGCAACGCTAAGGATCTTGTCCATAGCGGCATGTAGGTTAGTGCTCATTTCCCAGTTGCTACTTGACATTTGGTCAACCTTTTCAACAATGTTACCCTTTAGAGTAACCAGTTGTGGCTTGCTTGAGAAAGTCAAGAATGTGTCCTTGAACGCACCCTTGTTCTTGTCTGCCAAGTACAAACCTAGGCCAACCGCAACGTCCAAGCAACGAACAGTCGAACCTGGAACAGATGTTGTCATCGAACCAGATACGTCAACTAGAGGCAGGATACTTGCGTCACCTACGTAGTTAGGCAGAGCGTCCCATTGTGCGATCACATGGTCGGTTTCTGTCTTGTTCAGCTTGGTGTAGCTGTGTGCTACACCCTTCAACACGTCATGTGGAAAGATTGCTGAGGCGTTAACCTTAACAGTCTTGTCACCACTTACCAACTTGGCCACGTACTCTGCGAACAGAGGTGTGTGACGGTTGAATGCTTTCTTGTAGTTGCGTGAAGCAACAGAAGGAACGTGACTGAAGTTGATGTTGTCCCAATCTCCTGCACACATTTGGGTTTCAACAACCTTTGTAAGTGCCACAAGGCTCTTACGATATTGCTTTGGAGTCATGCCAAAGAAGGCACGAACTTCTGCTGCAATTTGACCCTTACGAGGAGTCCACTTTGCGGCCAAGCCGTTACGGGCACGAAGGGCATCGCCCAACATTGTGTAAGCGGCTGACTTCAAGTCTGGTGAAGTGAAGACAAAGATGTCATCCCAACGGCCCACTTCTGGAACCTTCTTCAACAGAGCCAAAGCGGCGTCTGGGTCGCGCTTTTCTAGGTGTACTAGAATGTCGCGGAACAGTTGACGTTCACCTGCACCACCACGGACATCACGTGCCCATTGTGCGATGCGTAGTGCCACATCACCGTTTTCAACGTAGGCGGCTGTGAAGTCGCCTACAATGTTCTTACCACGGCTTGCGCCGATCTTGTAGAACAAGTCAACACAAGCCTTAGCTGTTGACTTACGTGCCTTCATACCATTTGCGGTACGGGCTTCTTGATTTGCTACTGCGTTTACAAAAGCGTTCATTTTCTTTCCTTTACAGAATG